TCTACGGCTTGGTTCTGTCATGGCTGCCATAAGAAGGGCACAGCGGTAGAATTCGCTATGCTCTCCCAAGATATATCTCGGATCAAGGCGTTACAATTGTTGCGCGAGAAGTACGATCCTGGGTATTTCCAACGTGGCGCTACGTCAACCAAAGACGAATTGAACCGTATCCTGACAAGCAAGCCGCAGTCCATTGAGGAGCGCCAGCCTGCGTTGCCTGATGATGCTCTAGATCGCTTCCGCGATATGCCTGACTTCGCGCGGAAGTACATGTACAACCGTGGATTTGAAGAGGAAACTTTAGATTTCTGGGATATAGGTTACGACCATCTCACCAATAGGATCACTATTCCAGTCCGTGATGAGCAGAACAGGCTTGTAGGGATTAAAGGCCGAACGATTGATCCTGTAGGAAAGCCTAAGTATCTAGTCCTGGGTGGACCCAAATATGGTTGGGAGACTTACGCTAAGAGTAAGATTGTCTTCGGCTTAGCGAACGCCATCCTAGATCAGGACAGGTATCTTGATGGGCAGCCCCGACACTTCGTTGCGTGCGAGGGAGAGTTAAACGCGATAGCGGTGTGGCAGGCTGGGTATGCAGGAATTGCTATTAACGGGAGCTACCTCTCCGAGTATCAGAAGGAAGTCATTAAGCGTGAAGCGGATCGGCTGACCATCTGGTTCGATAACGATTCAGCAGGCCTGAGCGCTATGATAAGTGCGCTAGAAGAATTTGGCCCACACATGCCGATTAGCGGAATCAGTACAGAGATAGATGCTGCTGACTCCACACCAGACGACATCGTTAAAGAGATTGAACGTGCGGAGAGCGGACACAAACGTATGCTAAGCTTACGCAGAGATTGAGAGTCACACCAAAATTGAAAGGGAAAGATGAGTAAAGGTTTTTCGGGAATTAAGAATCGAGTAGAACAGAAGAAGGCACAAAGTCAGTGGAAGCAAGAGCGTAAATTTGACGGCCCACCGCCTCTCTACTTCAGCATTAAGGATGGAGAGAGCGCCTACGTTCGCTTCCTAGAGGAGAATGATGATGTTCATTATGCAGACGTACACGAGATTCCTGTAGAAGGACGCAGTTGGGGAATTACCGTACCCTGCCTAGACCAGAACGCTGAGGGTAAGCCTTGCCCAGGATGTGAGCGTGGGCTTGATCGTAAGTTCAAGGGCTACATCAACGTCATTTGGTTTGACGCTCCTGTATGGAAGCGTGACGAGAATCAGCGCCTAGAGAAAGATGCCAGGGGCAACAAGATTTCTGTAGGTAACAAGACTCAGGTAGCTATCTGGACTTCCGGTATTCGTTTGTTTGAGAAGCTTGAAGTAATCAATGATCGCTACAAGGGCCTTAGCTCTCGTCGCTTCGAGGTAACCCGTAAGGGTGATAACCTTCCGTTCTACGAAATCGTCCCGCAGGATATTGATGGCGGGCCGCAGGACTTCTCTCCTACGGAGGAAGAGCTTGCAGAGACTAAATATGATCTAAACCATTACACGGTTCCTGGCTCGGTAGAGGAATTCAAGATGAAGCTTGGTGAGGGAGACTATTCTCAGCAAGGCCAGTCGGAAGGCAAGAGCAAGAATCCGTGGCTTGAAGTGTAAGGAGTTCAATGCTACTTATAGGAGTTACTGGACAGAAGCGTTCTGGTAAGGGTGAGGTTGCGGGCTTTGTAAAGGACTGGGCCTACAGTCAAAGGCTTACTGCCGAGGAACGTGGTTTTTCTGATCTACTTAAGTGGAGTGCTTATCGACTATTCAAACCAGATTGCACTATGCGAGAAGGGATTGAATGGTGTAACGAGCTTAAGGAGAAAGGTTCAGTAGCATCCTATGGCTTAACCGATAACTGGAAACTACCAGTAAGCGGTAGAGAATTTCTGCAAAGTTATGGAACAGAAGCTCACCGAGAAGTATTCGGTAAAGATTTTTGGGTTGACAGTCTATTGCCACTAGATGATCCAGATAAGCTCCGCTCCAATTTCAAGAACGCAACAATAGGTGTCATTTCTGACTTACGGTTTGACAATGAGGCCGAGCGTATTAAGGAATTGGGCGGAGCCATCTGGAACGTTGAGCGACAGCTAGAGATACACGACGCCCACGTCAGCGAACAAGGAATTGATCCAAGCCTAATAGATTACCGATTGGATAATTCCGGAGGCCTGACAGAACTACGACTGAAAGTGGAGGATGCCGTAGGAGGTCTCTTAGAAGACCACAAATTGCAATTAAGGATGCAAGTATGACGACACTACATATACCAACAGATACCGAAATTGAAACCTATACGGGTCGGTACTTCGATTTTGACAGTCCCGATCCAGCCGTAGTATGCAAGGAAGACGTAGCTCATGCCCTCTCTAATATCTGTAGATTCACGGGTCATGTTTATCGTTACTACAGTGTAGCTGAGCACGCGGTAATGGCGTCTAGTTACGCCAGGCACATGGGATGGTCTAGGAGTCAAGTCCTGGCCTGTTTCCACCACGACGACGCTGAGGCTTACCTAGGCGATATCGTCCGCCCGTTCAAGCATCTACTAGGCGATACGCTCAGGAAGATTGAAGCCAAGATTGATGCGGCTATTTGTGAGTCCTTTGATCTGCCATTCGGCCCAGAGGAATTCCATAAGCCGTATGTCAAGGAGGCCGATAACTGGTGTCTGATGAATGAGGCTCGTCAACTTCTACCATCTAAGGGAGAGGCTTGGAGCAATCAAACACATAATTGGAGTTCTGAGCTAGAATCTGTAGAGGGTCCAATTGTGCCCGATCTTGGCCTAGAGCCTGCGGAAGCTGAGCGACTTTATCTGTACTCTTCTGACGTGCTAGAGAGGTTGCAGTGAGTTCTGGATTAGGTTGGGATCATCGTAGACAGCTTTTCCTCCGCGAGGAATTAGAACTACCCAGCAGCGCCTCAGATACGCAGGTAGCGGAAGCCTTGTTGAAGAAAGTCATACATCTAGAGCACAAATTGAACCTTATAGAGAAAAGCTTAAACCCGCCCGATCAAGTACCGGAGGATTGGAAATGAATGATTACGACAAGACTCTTAAATGGATTAATAAGCATCGTAAGATAAGTGGCCTTACGCCATTGTCTGAAATTCCATGTGGGGAAAAGGGTTCAGCACGTAATTGTGCAGTAGCTAAAGGTCTTGGAGAAGGCTCTTTGGTTACTCCTAATTGGGCTTCAATTCGTGACGATACCTTGGGGGCCAATCATAGGCCGTATCGAGCGGAACGTTTCCCTCGCTATGTAAAGCGTTTCATTCAAGCATTTGATAGTGGCAAATATCCAGACTTAGACTTAGAGCTTTGGCCCTCATATGTAGTTTGGTCGGCCACTAAGATATCGAAGGGTGAACTTGTCAAATGATTACGAGCAGTGTCACCTAGAAGTCACCTTCGACGTTGAGACGACAGGCTTAGACCCGCGAGTAGATGAGCTTAAGCTTGTCTGTTTCGCTAAAGGCGCACACAAGGAATCACTGCGACATCCAGAACAACGGAAGCAAATACAGGCGTGGCTTAATCGCGATAACTTGTTCTTTGCCCACAATTCCTGTTTCGACTGGGCCTTCCTAGACCACAATGGCTATGTACTCCCCTCTCAAGATAAGTGGAGGGACACACAACTAGTAGCCCACCTGAGCGGCTGGCGTATGCCAGGGTCTACAGGCCTAGACAAACTTCAGAAGAACTATGTCAAGGAAGGTGCGCTTCCTCCATGGGTATTGGAACCTGAAGAGAAGCTTAAGAAGTGGCTCTCTAAGGCTCGTAGAGAAGCTAAGAAGGAAGGCCTACCTCAACCGCAGAAGGGCGATGCTCCCATGCATCTGCTCGAACCGTACTGCATGACAGACGTAGAGACAACGCAGTATGTAGGTCAGCGGTGTGGTAGGGACCTAGAGGGGCAAGAAGATACGCTAGCGCTAGAGCATCGTGTGCTTCCGGCGATCTACGATACGCAAAGACGTGGCGCACCGATCAATCTGAAATCGGCTAAAAGATTTCAAAGAGAAGTCGAGAAAGATTATGAGCGATGGTCTAAGAAAGTTATTGAACTATCAAAGTTTGACGACTTCAATACCAATGCTCCACGTCAGATTGAAGCTGCGCTTGTCATGCGAGGAGTGGATGTAACCAAGCTCCCCAAGACGGAGAAATCCAAGCAAGTCAAGCTAGACGCCGCTGTACTGGAAACTATTGATGATGACCTAGCTCGGTCGATATTGAAGCTGCGCGAGCAGAAGAAGATGGTGGATTACGCGGCATCGCTGCTTAAGTTTTCTCACAATGGTCGTGTGTACGGAACCTTCCGGCAAGTAGGTACGGGCACGGGGAGGATGTCTAGTGGTGAACCGAACATGCAGAACTTGCCTACGGCCGAACGAGTACGGAGCATATTCGAGGCAGTATCTCCAATGGTTCTGGTCGGTGCTGACTACGACAACATGGAGCTTCGCATGATGGGTCACCTAGCGCCCGGTGGAGCTATCGAGAAGGCGTTTAAGGAAGGACTTGACCTACACCAGATCACCGCCGATGGAGTTGGCTTCACCAGGAAGCAGGCCAAGACACTTAATTACTCCATCTTGTTCGGTGTAGGTATCAAGAAGACTGCTCACACATTCGGGATTAGCGAGGCAGAAGCCCGCGAGGTACTTAACCGCTGGCACCAGACTTATCCAGAAGTAAATGAACTAAAGGCTGAGATTAGGTGGCACCTCGGACGGCAGGGATATGTGAAGACTGTCGGAGGCCGTCGCCATTATCTCGATCCAGATAAGGACTACATTGCACTCAACTATCTGATCCAGGGTGGGTGTGCAGATATCTTCAAGGAAGCAGCCGCTCGTATCCATGAGGCGGGCCTTACAGCCATCCTTTACATCCACGACGAAATAGTCCTAGAGACGCATGAGGAAGAAGCAGAGGACGCTAGGGTGATGCTAGAGGACATAATGATGGATGCATCAGGCGATGCTAACCTTGTAGCGGAAGCAAGTATTGGTCAGAAATGGAGTGAATTGAAATGATCCCGCCACCGCGTGTATGTAAAACGCAAATGGAGGTTCGCCTGAGCGCGTCTGAGGCTGGTCTTGCTATTACCTTCGAGGAGACGCCTACCGAGTTTACAATGGTCGTATCTGGTGAACCAGAGGCCTTACAGCACTGGTTGGATTCCCTCAGTTTTGTTGTCGATCCAAATAAGGGATACCACTAGTTGTCTGTAGACCACGAAAACTTTAATGAAGTCCTTAACAAGATTTCTAGAAAATATGAAGATGACATTCGGATGGGGGATCGGTATGAGAACCCCGCCCGAATAAGTACGGGCAGTCTTGAATTAGATGCTGCGATGGGCGGGGGTATTCCCCAAGGGCGTTTCTCACGTTTTTACGGAGGATACCATTCATGTAAGACGCTGACGGCATTGAATGTAATTGGCGAAGCTCAGAAGCTTGGTCTCTCATGCGCTTACTATAACATCGAAAAGCAGTACGATCCAGAATTTGCCAAAGTAAGAGGAGTACAGCCAGAGAAGCTAGCGATTGTCGAAGGGACAACTATTGAAGAGATTGGCGACAAAATGGAGGCGTTATTCAGCGTCGTCCACCTACATGTTATTGACTCCTGCACTATTGCAGTGTCCGAAGACGAACTCAATGCCGATGTTCGTGATTGGCGTCCTGGCCTTAGCGCTCGCGCATGGGGAAAAGTATTCCGCAGACTAAACGAGCGGTTCGATCACCACGAACACACCGTCCTTCTGCTGGATCAGGTTCGAGCTAATTTCAAGCCTGGTGGTGGAGAGATTGCTGCTGGTGGAAACATCCTCGATCACCAATCGTCTATGACGGCTCACTTCAAGAAAGGCAAGTGGCTGTACTACGACAACAACGGCAATCTACATGAGAAGGGTAATAAGGAAGAAGGAATGTCCGGCCAGATTGAACCATCTGGTCAGGAGATTAAAGTCCGTGTAGACAAGAGCCGTGTGGGACGACCACTACTAACAGCGACTATGTGGCTGGACTTCCAAACACTTAAGTTTGATGAGACTTTCGAGTATCTGAAGGCTGGTAAGCATTTCGGTGTTTTTGCGAAAACTAGCGAGAAAGGGACTTGGTATGAGTACGAAGGAACCAAGTACCAGGACAAGGGACTGAGACAACTCTTGCTAGAGAACGAGGAAGTCAAAAATCAAATACGTGCAGCGGTTTTGTCCACCACCAGGGATTAATACGCTATCCTTTATGCAACATGGGCGTCGTTAGACACCACTGGGTAGGCGACGACAAGATAATTGAGGCGGTCGAACAGACTGGTTCAGTTATTGGGGCGTCCAAGGCTCTGGGAGTATCTCGGGAAGCCTTACGACACCGTATTCGTTCGCGTGCCCTTGAAGAAGAAATAGAAGCCGCACGCCTTCGGCATAAGGGCGTTATTCACGAAGGAGCGGATAGAGCATCTATCTACTCCACCGAACCAGATGAATGGACCACCGATCTTAGGGAGTTTGTTAAGCGGCGTGGTCTTGATCCTGATGATTGGGTAATCCTTCGCACTCGGTTGAACGAGTGGGGTACAGATGAAGAACCAATGACGCAGATTCGTGTAGACCTTGCGCCAAAGGCTTTAGAAGCCTTAATGCCAGCACGAGCGGAAGGGTGGAAGCCTCCTAAGAAGCTACCGTCCCTGCCGAAACGTGAAGGAGAATTGGTTGCATTCTTTGGGGATCAACATTGTCCTCATCACGATGTTGATTTACATGCCGCAGCCTGTCAGTGGCTTCGAGTCAATAAACCCAATAGGGGAATCCTGATTGGGGACATGCTGGATTTCGACAGCATCTCTCGACACCGCTACAACCCGGAGTGGTCTCGCAGTATGCAGGAGTGTATTGATACCGCATACGGCGTCTTAAAGGACTACAAGGAAGCCTCGCCTGCAACACAGTGGCAGCTTCTCTCGGGTAACCATGAAGCGAGACTCAGGAACGCTGTCATTGACAGTCTCCTGAATATGTATGGTCTACGTAGAGCTAAGGTGGACGATGAACAGATTGGTGAGTCCGTTCTTTCGATTTCTCATTTGCTGCGTTTAGATGAGCTTGAGATTGAGTGGGTTAATCCCAACGGAGATTATGAGCATGCACAGATTCGTGTAGGTGAGAACCTTGCTGCTCGTCACGGCTGGATCGCCACTCAGAAGTCTGGTACCACCGCTCTCAAGACTCTGGAACATCTAGGTCACTCGGTAGTTGTCGGCCACTCACACCGCATGTCAGAAGTCTTCCTAACTAAACACGACATTGATGGAAACACGGAGACTCTTACTGGTGTGGAGTGCGGCACGATGGCCAAGATTAAACAGGGATTGGGCTATTCAGTGGCCCCAGATTGGCAAGCAGGATTTGCGACAGCGACACTCTTTGATGACGGAAAATTCAATATAGACCTCGCTAAATTCATTAATGGAAACTTGATGTGGCGGGATCAGAGGATTGTGGTCGAAGATGTCGGAACCGGAACCTAGGGATCGTCTCTGGGAAGACGTAATAACTAAGGAGCTTGAGCGTGAGGGCAGGAAGATGGGGATATCGACTGCCGAGCTACAGATATCGGCAGCGATGCGGAAGTTAGCCCTCGGAGAACAGCGTTATGGAAACTCTTTTCGCAATCGTGATATCCTTGCGGCGGCTCGTGGAAAAGCTCACGACTTGGTGGCGTACACACTTCTAGAAGCTCAGAAGCGTAACGAGGCCGGATCAGATGGTCACCACTATCTGTTCCAAGCAGCCCTGTATGCCATGCTCGCCGAGGAGTATCTGCGTATGTCAAAACGATATGAGTGATTACGACCGTACCGCTGTTCTAAGCGTTCAACTACAGGGAGCAACCCAGCTAACCAGATTGACTCGTAATGAGTTCTTCAATCGTCTACAGCTTATTCAGACGGTAGAACCAATTACTGAGCAGTCCTTTGGTAAGGCTGAAGACAAACGCTGGCGCACGGAGAATCAGGAACCGCACGGCCAGCCTTGGCACGTTTCCTTTCACGCCTCGCAGTTCCCCGGTGACGATCCCTTAGCTTGTCCTAGGCAGGCTCTATATAGGATGATGAATGTTCCTGAGCATCAGGCTGTCAGCCGTAAGAGCCGATTCTTAATGAGCATTGGTAAGGCTGTTGAGTATGAGTTTGTTAAGGCTTGGTACGAGGCAGGGATTCTGCTATCGGCTCCTCCCGATGAGGAGGTGCAGACTGGATTTGAATTCCCCGAGGTTTGGCTGACAGGAAGTGTTGACTCCATTATTGAAATCGATGGAAGGCCAGTACCCGTAGAGATAAAGACTAAGAGCGCTGAACATATAGAAGAGATGCGTGTTGGTAAACGCGGTCCAGATGAACGGCACATCTCTCAGTTAAAGGTCCAGATTGCTATGGCCAAATTATCGAACGATTGGCCGGATAAGAAGCCAATCACTCACGGCTTCCTCTACTACGCTTCGCGGAACGATCCGACCAAGACCGCTGAGTTCCGAGTAGACCTGGATGAGAAATTCTTTGACGCTGGAATTGAAAAGCTCCGACAGTGGCGAGCCTGGTTTGAGGAAGGTGTACTGCCCTCGATCAATCCCACCAAGAGGCACCCGATGGGTTGGCGATGGAGCTACCAACCCTGCCAATGGTGCCCCTTTAAGAAATCCTGCCAGAGCGATCATCAGGAAGGTATTGATTCTCTGGAAGAATCTACAGCCGTGTATCGGGCAGGACGTATCCGCGAGGATTACGATGCTGAAACTGCTAGGCTCAAGGTCTTAGCGCGATGGAAGGATAAGAATGACAGTTGAGTTGACTGAAAAAGAAACGCAGGATGTGCAGGAATATTTAAACGAAGTTGGTGTAAAGGCAATGCCTGATGCGGCTGTTACTCAAGCACTTGAAGCCTACGTGTCAGGTCATCTGGCCAAGCCTGGCTACAGGTTGCTAGAGGCCGCAGGCTATGAGCTTTTCGGAGATGGTATTTGGAGCAAGGTACCAGCCCAGATGCAGCGCGAACCTCAGAATGGTGAAGTAAATGCTGTTGCGGCTAAAGAAATTCTCGTACTAGGTAAGAAGCTAGAGCTATATCCGAACGATCCACCAGAGGATGAGCAGGAGCTTCTAGTAGAAGCTAAAGAGCTAATCGAAGGGATCAAGGCATCTTATGATCCAGAGGAAATGACGCCAGAGATTGCAAAGATTGTTGAGCTAGCAAGTAAGCCTTATTACAACTTTGAACACGCTCCTACTGTTCCATGGGATGGGTATGATGGATTACGTATCACTGAGCTTAAGGTACGTATTGAGAGTGGAGAGGTAGACGACAAGCTTGAATTCATTGAGATGTATGAAGAGGATGCTGCACGTCCACGTAAGCGTGTACTTGAATATGTAAGGAAACGAAAGGAAGAACTTGCGAAGGAACACGGACAGACCGAGAAGGAAGAAGAGCCACCGCGAGAGGAAGCGCCTGAGGGGGAAGCTGAGGAAGCAGCCCCACAGCTACCTGACTCAGGAGGAGAGGAAGCAGAGGAGAGAAGCGAGGGAAGTAGCGAGAGACCTGAAGATGAAGGTGGAGGAGTAGACCAGTACGACGAGCTTGTCAAGGATGCTGAAGTTGAAGTAAACAAGCTCATCTTGCATGTCCCGCCTGAACCACATTCTGAGGACCTCGATTTGCCGTTCGACCTCACGCAGTTAAGCGACAAAGCCCTGCAAAAAGCCTATGGCGCTTACAATGCGCTGGCCTATCGAGTCAACTATAAATTATTGCTTGAAGAAGCAAAATTACGTCGAACCAAGTTGGCTGTGAAGGAGCTTCGAGGATTTTTATTTTCCGAATCTGTAAAATACGATGAGCAGAATCATCAACGAACTAATGCCGACATCAATTCAGAGATTGAGCAAAACGAGGAATTGAAACGCTGGATACAGCGAGAGAATATGCTTGAGGTGAACGTTGAAGCCTATCGCTCTCAGCGAGATGGACTTTATCGAGAGGTAGATATGCTCAGTCGTTTGGAGACAATGAGGCACCAGGAGGCAGAAAGAAATGGACGCCGGTGATATATTTGCCGCGTTGGCAATTATTATCGTAGCTTTAGTTTGGCTGGAATATGTAGATAAAGATGAGAGTTCTAGGAGTTGACCCAGCAACAATGTTGGCCGCAGTAGCGCACGTTGAGGATAAACGTCTCAGCGGTGTGTTTCTATGGCAGGGCGATAAGAAGGAGTCTCAATTTCGCCGCCTAGTGGAGTGGTCTAACTTCCTCACCTTTTCTTGCCGCGCCTTCCAGCCCGATCTTATTTGCGTTGCAGAATCTTCTTACACCCGCAATATGACAACTATGAGAGCGCTAGCTCGTGCTGAATCTGTTGCTATAGTTGCCGGGATGGTAAGTGGCGCACAAGTAGTAACGGCAAAGGACACTCAGATTCGATCTATCTTGTGGCCGGATAAGAAAGTTAAAAAAGACGAAGTATATGATTTGTTAAAAACTGAGTATCCTCAATTTAAATGGAAGCGTCAGGATTTGGGAGGACAAGATCAAGCTGACGCCGCAGCAGCAGCACTAGCAGGACCAGTTGTACTAGAAAGGAAATTGAAATGAGTGGCTCGTCTAAACAGTCTATGGAATGGCGGGAGGAATATTACAAGAAGTACCCTCCGGTAAAGGAAGGTAAGAAGCGTTGTTCTATTTGTAAAGAAATGAAGTATTTCAATACAGAGCAACGCGACATCAGTGAGTTCCATATCCGGAAGAATCAGGCGTACAAGATGGAGGCGGCTGGATATAAGCACGCCATCTACTTACGCCCAGACTCCCATTGCAAAGAGTGTAAGAACGCAGAGAATAGAAGGCGTCTTAAGAAGCGTCGTGAAGAGAATCCAGAACTAGTACGCGAAAAGAAGCGGGAAGTAGCCCGTAAGTACCGCGAACGTATTGGTGAAGAGGCTTATCTAGCCAAGAAGCGTGAGTGGAGCAGGATGTACCGGCGTCGTAAAGGCATTGGCCTCGGCAGGGATGTGGATGAGCGTAGTGATAAGAGCGGAATGATTGTGGATACGGGTCCGTTCGTGAAATGGATTAACGATGCGTGGCCAGAAGGCGGAGGCTACACCGCAATCAAAAACAGCGGTGTGCCGAACCCGGAAAAGATCACCCGTATCCTGGCAGGCTCGCGTACCAGAGTTGATCCAGAGTGGGTCGATATGGTGTTAGTCCATTTTAACGGTCCACACCTTTCACAACTTTATCCCGAGCTATATCGTAACTAAGCTAAAATCTCTGCTATGGCAGAGAAGCGTAAACGAGAAATAGCTCCCGAGACACGCGAGAAGCTACGCCAACTAGCTCTCCAACGACACAAAGAGGGCAAGTTTGGTGGAGCAGAATATGGCAAGATGGGCGGTCGCCCTAAGAAGGTTGATCGTCACGCTCTAGACAGCGTTGCGGAAGCAGCGAATGAAAACCATGAACTTATTACAGAGGTTTTCAAAGCTGCCGTCCAAGATAATCAGCCGATGGCTATTCGTCTTCGTGGTGCTGAGTCCTGGCTTAATACTCAGAAGGAGCAGGCCAAGCTCACTATGCAAGAGGTCGAGGCAGATGCGAAGCAGTTTGATCGTGAACGAATTATCGCGCTCCTTGCTGAGAAGTTAACGGATGGTCCTGCCGGTGCCGCCATTCGTGAACGCTTGGAGGCAGGCGTGATTGACGGAACTGTAGTAGAAGAAGATGGCGACTTTCCTGCCTGATGATGTAGTTATTGAGCGCATCAAGGCATCGCTTGCCAAAAATCCGCGTCTGCACGACCTGATATGTGCGGCGATTATGCAAATGGCCGCAGAAAAGATTACAAAGGAAGCAGTTGAAGAAGACAGAGATTCCGTCTAACCCGGAGGCTATGGCTGAGTTCCTGGCAGATATGTCAGATGACCAGCTACAAACTCTCTTAGAGTTAAACAAGCAGTATGAAGAGGACTGGGAGAAGCATGGCCCGAGAGACGACAAAGAATTACACGATTGGATTCGTCTCAACCTGGGACTAGCTATCCCTACGGTTGCTGTCTGTCCTGACCATGACGCACCCTTCCAGTTCCTAGCCGATCTTTACTTCGGAAGAGTTAATGCCGCACTGGGAGTTGGTCCACGAGGAGGTGGAAAAACTTTCATGGTCGCTGTGCTCCACTGGCTGAATGCCAGGTTCAAGCCTGGTTCGTGGGGTCTCACCTTCGGTGCTGTAGAGAATCAGTCATACGTAGCGTATAACCACCTTAAGGGCTGGATTCTGGATAGTGAAGGAAATCTGAAGCCCGAAATTGTTTCTTCTCTTCAGAAGGACACCTTTTTCCGCAATGGTTCGAGAGTTTCTGTGTTGGGAACGACCAAAGAACAGGTAAACGGTCCTCACCCAATGCTGGCTCATGCCGACGAGATTGAACTGATGCACGAAGATACTTGGCGAGAGTCAAGGAACATGACCGTAGCTAAGCAGCTAAACAACGGTCTAATGATGTTGCCGCAGGACGTATCAACCTCAACTCGGAAGGGTCCTAACGGACGTGTACAACAACTCATCAATGAAATTGATGACGCCATCAAAGAAGGAATGGAACCGCCTCGAAAGCTCTATATCTGGTGCCAGAAGGAGACGGCTTCGGAAGTGCCTAATTGCCAAAAGGCCCCAGAGGAGGAAAGAAAAGCTCGCCTCCTCCAACTTGGAGAGGACCCCTGTTCCCTCTGCAACTGCGACAAAATAGGTAAAGGATTTAACGAAGATGGAACTCGCCGAACACTGGCTGATGTCTGTGGCGGTGACTATTTTCGTTCTCGTGGCTGGCAGCCTCAAGCTGACCTTATTAAGGGCTTCAGAGAAAATGACGTAGAGACCTACGAGGCTCAGATTCTCTGCCGGAAGCCTGAAATGAAGTGGCACTACCTCCCTACTTTCAGTGAGGAAGACCATGTAATCCGTGATTTCCTACCTGATCCTGGTGACGGCCCTATCTTCACCTCTACGGACTGGGGAGGGACCGATCCCCACTCAGTTCACTGGTATCAGCTACTTAAATACGACATTCAAGTAACTAATTTCCGTGGGAAAGCCGTAACTATTCGAGCAGGCACTCTAGTTTGCTTCGATGAAATTTACATGGCAGAGATTGGGCCAGATAAGTTAGGCGTAATGGTCAAGGCGCGTGAAGCTAAGTGGCAGCGGGCATGCGAGGAGGCGGGATTTGAAAGGCCCTTCCGTGTATCCGAGCGGTTTGCTGACCCGCAGGGCAAGATGGCTGCACTGACATGGCGAGACATGAAGCTAAAAACTTCCTGGCATGCCAGTCGTGAAGCGGAACCTCAGTTTGATGCTTGTAGGGAAATGGTCTGTGATGATGACCTTTTCCGAGTTGACATTCGTTGCGATATGTGGATCAAGGAAGCGAAGGCTTGGCGACGTGATGAGAAGACCGGCAAGGAGCTAGATGAGGGTCTAAATCACGCCATGGCAGACTTCCGATATATGGTTATTAACCTGTTACGTTTACGCGGTAAGATACTAGGAACGGATAATCGTGTACCTAAAGCAGAGAAAATTGAGAGAAAAACTCACATTATTGATACACGAAAGCCCAAAGGACCGTTATCATTGAGAAGTAACGCGCGTGACGAATTCGCTGATTGGCGTAAATCTCTAGGAGAGCCAGTCACTCGGGTTCGCAATAACAGGTACTAAATTTTGGCTCCTACTGGTATTAGGAAAGCTGGTCAAGTTGATAACGGGTCTATCTCGCCAGAAGAGGCTGCCCGGATTCGCGCTTCTGTTGCCTCCAAAGAACAGGCACCATCTGTCCAGGCACAGACCCAGCTTTTCGGCGGTTGGCGACAAGCAGCCGACACCCTAGGATCGCCGTTCGAAGTTGAGAGGATACCCCTCTCGAAGCTACATGCTATGCGTCGTGACCCGATGCTGGCATTCGGTTTGTCTTTCATTAAGACCCCTCACATGAGGGCTAAGTGGCACATTGACGCCAGAGGACCCGAAGGAGCTAACGCTCAGATTGCAGCGCACCTCGACCATGATCTGCGTGAAATATACGGCCCACTCGTGTCTGCTTACCTGAACTCACTCGACTACGGTTTCCAAGCTATTGCAAAGCGGTTTGTAGAGAAGGAACAGATACCAGCGACGTTCATCGAAACAAATCCAGAGACAGGTGAGCAGACCGAGAAGCCGGTATGGGATCAAGGAAATATTGCAGCGATTGGTTGGAAGCCCTTTGTGCCTCTACCCCCAGACATTGTGGAACCAATGTGGACGGGCCAAGGAGAATTTAATGGTATTGCGTACTCCACTGAGGGCGCTAACGCTATTGCAGGAATTCAGTCTACGGCCACAAAGACGGATACTTTCAACATCGATTTGTACCACTCGCTGTGGGTCACCAACGAGCGTGAAGCTAACTTCAACCGACTGTGGGGCTACCCGCGTCTTGGTTATGCGTACCGCTATTGGTGGAGCTACTGGTTTATCTGGACGATTCGTGACCGAGCTTTCGAGCGAAAGGGCGATCCGAGCACCAAGATTTTCCACCCTGAAGGTTCATTCATTGACGATCAAGGACAAGAAGTAACTTATGCAGACTACGCGCTGGCAATTGCAGACCGTGTGCGCTCCGGTGGCTCTCTGGCTCTGCCTTCCGAGCCGTGGGAAGACATCAACGGTCGCGGAACTATCCGTAAGTGGGAATTCGAGTACGTCCAAGAGGCCGTAGATTTCTCCCAGTTCGATAATCCTCTTGAGGACATGCAGGTCCAAAAACTTCGTTCTCTGTGGATTCCTGAGCTTGCCTTCATCGAAGGCGGCGGAGGTACCTCGTCCAGAAATGTTGCCGCCGAGCTTGGCTCCTCCTTCATCGAGTCCCAGGCTGTCCTCTCTCAGCAGATTGAGGACCACATTAACCGCTGGGTAATCCCGCAATGGCTCGCAGTTAACTATGCAGACTACGTAGAGCAGGGCGGTAACGCGAAGCTAGTTATTGGGGGCTTTGCTGATAGGGACTTAGACTTCACTACGCAGGTAATTCAGCTTATTGGCCAGCAGGAGGCCGGTTCTGCCGAGCTTCTAAAGCTCGCTGACCTTGAGGCGCTGCTTGATGACGCAGGAATTCCGCTTGCCTCCTTTGAGGTGCAGCAACGTCGTCAGCGTCAAATTGAAGAGGCTGCGGCTGCGGCTCAAGCTCCGGTAACGGCACCGTCTACTGCTGGGGGTACTGGCGTAACCATCACGCCAGCAGGATTCAGTGCTTATTACGAAACTGGTGGCTCCGAAGGCACAGTACATCTTTCGGCTGGCACGGATTTTGTTGAAAATCTTCCCAACACGAAGCATTATGAGGACAAAGCTATTAAGGGCTTCGCCCGCCAGCTACATAATGTGTACCGTCAGCTAGAACTAGACGAATATGAGCAGGCTGCTATTGCAATTGAGAAATCTTCTGAGTCTGTCGAGCTTTCTGGTTCTGGCGAAATAGTTGAGCTTGCGAAGGCCACAGACCTATTGAAAAAGTGGAAGGACTCGTCTCGTTGGCCAGGTGCTATTCGCCGAACCAAAGAAATTTTGAAAGCGATTATGAAGCGGGCTGCTCGTGGTGAGGTGAAGGACATTAAGGGCGGCAAGATGCCTGATGATGACACTATTGAGGCGTGGGTCAACGATCACCTTGAGAAAGTTATTCCTCTAATTGCCAATACTACGCGAGAAGAGGTCCAGAAATTTGTTGCGTCGCAACTTCGGGAAGGCGTCGCCTCGAAGCAGGAATTGGCGAAGAGAGTGCGAGAGCACTTCACCGATTTCCCAACCTGGAAGGCCAGCCGTATTGCTCGTACTGAAACCCGAGATGTGTTCAACGCGGGCACGTTACTGGCTGCGGAGGAAAGCGGGCTACGTAGAGTACAGGCTCTAGACGCTATTCACGGAGACACCGACCAGGGCTGTGAAGATCGAGATGGAGAAATTTTCACGATCTCTGCGGCCTGGAAAGAAGACGAACATCCTAACGGCACTCTGGCTTGGAGGCCAGTGCCAGCAGAGCTTTCGATTCAGTTTGCAGACATTGAGGGTGCTGCCAATTGGGATGAAGAGCGTGTGGAGCTAACTATCAATCGCATTGTGACTGATGAGGCTCGCCGCAAGATTCTGAAGAAGGTTGTTGATGAAGCAATTCGACTTTAACGGCGAGGAAGTTCTCCTAGCCAACGTCCCAGGATCAGGAGTCAGCCGAGTAGCCCCAAGTCAGAAGTCAGGAAACCCACGCCACGACACTCGTTCTGGAAAGTTTGGACAGGGCGGCGGACAAGGCTCTGGCCGTGGAGCGCCTAAGCCACCTAACGCGGACGCTATGGCGTTCGCTCGTATGGTTGATAAGGTGCGCCTTGCCGCTCGTACTCTGAAGGGGCAGACTGGTGTAGAGGAAATCCAGAAATGGCTCAAGGGTCAGGTGGATAACCCTGGTCAGGTTGACGCAGAAGGATTCCTCAATATGGTGCAGCAACAGCGCATGAATGACCTTGTGGACGCCATTGATACTCGCCTGCGCGGTACTGGGTTTGCTAATAAGGGTGTTCGGGTTACCAGTTCTCGCGGCCACATTAAGGGGCTGCTGGCAGAACTTGACCCAAATCAGATCGCCGATGTTGCCCATCGAGTAGAAGCGCTTGGACATCCAGCGAAGGCCATTGATCGCTTCTTGGGCCGTCGTGTCGATCAACAAACTTTGGAGTCGGCTGCCGCGCGCAGAGAAAAACTTGCTGCTTCTGATGAGGAGCCACTGGGGATCGAAAATGTTCCTGAGATGCTGGAACTCAATGTAATTGAAGAGGAGATGAGTCAAGGCCAAGTGCAGATGGCACAGGCTTTAATGGCGATGGCTGACGCTCAGCGAAATCAGCCACCTCCGGTGATCCACGTCACTCCTCAAGTCACAGTGCAGGTACCTCCTCGGTCAAAGAAATTTATTCGAGACAAGAAAACTGGTGTTATTACCGAAGTACACGAGGAGGATATTTAATGGGTGCTCAAATTTCTATCTATAGCGATCCGGCTCGTGAGAACCAAATTGAGATGATCGAACTAGCGGAGGTCGTGGCTCCGGAAGAATTCGATGATCTTCTTTTTAGTGCTCCGATGCCGATTTACGGCAGAAATACAGGAGATACACACATTCGAGAACTTCAAGTCCATCTTAAAGGGGATGGCATTGAGCAAATTCAGCTTGCTGAAGACGTAGAGGGTGAGCCTGGTGTTTGGGCACAGCCTGGCATGCCTATTTGGGTGACTCAGCAGACTGTCTACAGGGGCGACAATTTCCGTTTCTGGGCTAGGGGTGTATATGGCCCGGAGGACGCAGAAACCGATCTGCAATTCAGCATCGTGTTTAAAGGACTATCTACAGGAGTAAGAATTGGAAGCGAGAATTGAGGTATACCGTTTGAAGAACGGTAAATGGAACTGGGCACTCAGAGTACCCGGTAGTGATGTCACTAAGCAGGGCCAAACTTACGCTACACGTACTGCTGCGATTAGTGGTGCCAAGGAATTTAATGGTGAGAAAGCCTTATTTATGCCTAACGGTAGTGAGCATACGGTTAAGCAAGGCTTCTATCCAATCGTGTTAATGAGGAATTCTGGACAGGATGTGGGCGAACTTTATTCGCCTCGTTCCAGTAATGGAACCTCTTTTTCTGTTAACATTGATCCAGCTAACACTAATAGTGAGGCGAGGGGGTGATGTTAACTTATGGCTGATTTCGTATTCAATATTGCAAAGGGTAGAGGCGTAGAACTCTACAATCGAGTCGAGAATAATGATCCCGCTGCCTCTGCGTTCGTTCTGATCGTATACACGTCTTCCGGCACGCAGGCGCAAGGCGAAGACCTTGACGATGCTGCTGCGGTCGAGGCTGATGCCAACTTCGCGCAAGCGGCTACTGGCGCTAACCAGTGGCCTCGTAAAACGCTTACAGACGCGGAACTAGCTGCGTTCCCCGCTCCTGACGACACCAACAACAGGTATGACGTATCTGTTCCTTCGGTGACTTGGACCGCTGTGAACGCGAGCAACAACGTAACCGGGCTTGGGATTTATTACGACGCTGACACGGGTGCGGGTACTGACTCGAACCTCCTGCCGGTGACGTTCCACACGTTCTCCGTAACTACGGATGGTAACGACGTGGTACTCAACTCGGGCGTTTTCCTACGCGCTACCTAAGCGTTTAAACAATTAAGGATTAATTATGGCGAATGTTTTCGCATCGGCTGGTGCAGGCGGTAATAACTGCCGTTTAGACTGGTCACTCAATTTTGATGACGCAGCTAATACTATTACGATTGATGCTACGCATACGCACTTTGATGGTTCCCCGGCCCCTGATCCGCTGCAAGCACTAATCGTAGTGCAGCTTAGTAATAACGCTGAAGTTAGCGTTAATTTGTTGACGGGTGCGCTTTCAAGTGGAGGCCAGTTCTCTCAAACATCGCCGGGTGTAATGATTAATACTGGCCCAAAGACTCGTACCGGAGTTCGCATGAAGGTTTCGGCTGATCGTGCGGGCGCAATGGTCTTCTCCACGCTGTATACCCCGCCAGTCGTCTAAGAAATGGCTATCACGGTCGATCAGGCCGCGCTAGCACCTACTGCTGGTAGCACGGGTACAGGTTCGGCCAACATAACCCAGCAGAACCACACTTTTAACACAAGTGCGGCGGTTGCTTCTGGCGCGATGATCGTAATTCTGGCGCACCGCTTCCACACCGGAGGCATCACAGGGACGATCACCGGAACTGGTGGAGGCTTAACGTGGACAACTGTTCACAAGTCTGAATCAGGCAACATTGGAATTTATTTAGTCGCAGCGTTTGCACCCTCGGGACTCGCTTCAGCTACTAGCATAGGTGTTAACTGCTCAGTTAACAGTAACGACTATACCATTACCGCCGCTTCTTATTTAGGTGTGGACTCGTCAGGAGGTATTGCCGGGGCAATCAGAGCGTTTAATGCTGGCTCAGGTGCAGGACCGGGCTGGGCCTCCGGTAGCGTCACTGGCACGGCTGGTGATGCGTTGATAGGAGGTGCCGGTGGCGATGGAACTATATCCACTTCCACACCATCTGCTGGCGTTGAACGAGATGACTTTAATAGCGGGACTTCATCAGGATCAATTACACTGATAGATAAGCTTTCGGTGTCTGGGACAGATTCGCTTGCTGGTACATGGTCAAATACACTTGCGAATGTATCCGTTGCCGCAGCATTTAAACCTGCTTCTACAAGAAATATTCTTTTGGTAGTCGCGGATAGTGCGGCGATGACAGCAGTTGACACTGCTCACCAGAATTTGCTGACTGGCTTGGGCTACACCGTGACTGTACGCAGCGACGAGACAGCGGAAGATGTTACCGGCATGAATGGTGTTGTGATTGCCGAATCGTGTGCATCGGCTACACTCGGCTCGAAATATGCCACCGTAGCTGTGCCCGTAGTTACATTTGAACCAGGCAACTATGTTGAGTTAGGTCTAGGTGGTGAGGACGGCGAAGATACCGGAATGACACAAATGACGGTTCTGAACAGCGCTCATCCAATTACGCGAGGCCCGTTTGGTTTTTATACTGGTGCAGAAACACTCTTTTCAACTGGACACAATTATGGTGTTACAACTACCCCGGCCAGTGGAATGATACAGATAGCTAGGGGTTCTACTGCTTCACGTATTTGTTTGATGGCTTGTGACGCGGGGGCAACCCTCAACACGGGTCCGGCTCCCGCAAAACGCGCCACAGCGCCCAACAGCGACACGGGCGGTGACGTGGCTACGGCTAATGGAAAAGCGTTATATAAGAACATCTTTGTATGGGCTTTCGGACCAAGTCTTTCTTATTCGACAGAGGTAATGGCAGATGGGCCGCTAGCCTATTGGACAATGAATGGCTCAGATACTTCACCGCTGGACGAGCAAGCAGGCGGTACAGGAATTACGATTAATGGACCCACACCAGTTGCAGCAGGTTTAGGCCCATTAGATACTTCTCAAGATACAGGAGCATGGTCATTCGATGGTTCAAATGATTTCGGTCAGGTAGCTATTGACTTGTCAACCCAAACTACGATTACGGTCGAATTTTGGCTGAAATGGGACAACTATGCCAATGATGATGACCTTGCGATGGAATACGGAACATCCAACTCAACAGGCGGCTTTGTTATTGACCCAAATGAGTCGGTCACGTTCAACTTTGAGGCGTACATGCCGACTGGCGGCGGTTCAAGTCATGGTGAGAATGTTGCCCGCTCGGTTCTGCCGGTCGCCCAATGGCATCATGTCGTGATCGTATTCAAGCGCGGTTCAGGCACACAGGATGTTAATTTTATCGTAAATGGTATTGATGTTTCTGAAAATGCCCACCTTACTAACAATATTACGGGTAACTTCGGAAACCTCACATTAAATCTTATGAGTCGTAACGGTACGTCGTTGTTTGGAGCAGGAGATATGGCTCATTTAGCGGTTTATTCAGGCGCTCTTTCTTTGGCGCGTGCTCAAGCACACTATGCTGCTCGTACTCAACAGGCTGACAATACTATGAAAGGTGCTACCGCAGGTATGTTTGGAGAAGAATTAGTTGGTACCATGTGGTTCTAGATGCTTTTAACTGGCGCTTCAGATAAAGTACAAATAGTTACAACTACTACTGCAAATGTGGATGTGTATGCAGAGTGGTATGACTATGACCCTGCCGGTTCTCCTGCTACTGATCGTGTTACGTCTGGTCGCTTGATATCCAAGATTAGTACAGCGACTACTACGGACGTTGTAGGCTCACCTACGGGCGGAAAAGTTCGGCGTATTAAGATGATTAATATGTCGAATATTCATGCCTCTACGTCTAACACTCTTACGCTGCAAATTACTGATGGTACGAGCACGGCAATTGTTGATAGCTTCCCTCTTGCTGCGGGCGAACGGGCGTCATGGCGTGAAAACGTGCCAATGCGAGTTATTGATGCTAACGGCCTGGAAAAGACTAACCCAATTGGTATCGGCCAGTACACCGTATCCCGTTTAGCTTCAACAGTTTCTAACTCCACTACTACTGCGGCTAAGGTCACTGGTATGGACCTCGCTTGTGGGCCTGGTACATGGATTTTTGAGTATTTCTTACGCTTCCAATCCGCAACAGCGACCGTGGGACCTAAACTATCTGTCAACCATTCCGGAACAGTGACTTCCTTTATGGCGACTGAGCAGTTCATCACACAGGGTACGCTTGACTCCACGGGCGTTATGGATCAGGACGTGACTGCCGCGCCTACGGTTATTGCAGGTATGGCTCAGCGAGCCAAAAGCACCGCTGCAACGATGATCGCGATTGCAGGTGTAGATACGACTGCTGCCGATGTCCTCATTCAGATCAGCGGACTTTTGGTTTGTACTGTTGGCGGAAACTTGGAGCTTTATCACGCCTCAGAAACGGCTACATCGACTTCGATTATGGCTGATTCTGTACTTCGCTTGACCAAGATGGGTTAAGCCATGTACGGCGGGATGCTGGATATCCTCGGTTGGTTTGACGAAGATTTCGTCCAACTTACTCTTCCGAGCGGCCAAACCAAGACTCTTGGCGTAGCTACCGAAACCGACGCTGCCCAGACGCTCACTAAAACCAAGACGATTGTTAAGACTCTTGGTGTTGCGACTAACGCTAACGCGGCCCAAACGCTTAGCGTCGTTAAACCGATCCGTAAGACGCTAGGTGTCACGACAACCACTGATACGGCTCAAACGCTCAGTGTTGTCAAGCCCATTCGCAAGACACTTGGGGTGGCAACCAATGTAAATACGGCCCAAGCGGTTACATATACCTTAATTCACTTCCGGACTATTACTCCGGGTACTCAACCAAATGCGGCTCAAACACTTTCGGTTGTTAAGCCTATTCTCAAGTCGCTCGGTGTGGTGACACAACCTAATGCGGCTCAAAGCCTCACATTTACGAAGACCATCCGTGTAACGCTAGGTGCAGCGAGTACAGCTAATACAGCGCAAAGCGTCACCTTTACAAAAACTATTCGTAAAACGCTTGGTGTAGTAACTCAACCAAACACTGCTCAAACACTTTCGGTTGTTAAGCCTATCGTTAAGTCGGTCGGTGCTGCAAGTACCGCCAATGCAGCCCAAACTCTTTCGATTACGCTCGTCCACTTCCGGACGATCACCGCCGCTACTACGGCAAACGCTGCCCAAGCGGTAGATGTAGACAAGCACCGCTCTATAGGGCCAGCAACTACAGCTAATACGGCTGGAACGCTAAAGATTCCTAAGCTCTCTGCGGCGGTCGAGGTAGATGTTGCACAGCCTGCGGGTGAACATCAGGCCGTCAACCTTACTGCGGCTTCTACAGCTAATTCTGCCCGTCCACTTACATTTACTAAGACTATTCGGAAGACTGTTGGACCGGCCTCCGAGACAGATACGGCCCGTGCCCAGCACATTTTCGAGCATCTGGGTATAGCTGTCGTTTCTATGCAGGCTACGGCGCTATCGCTCACGAAGACGATCCTGAAGTCTCTTGGGATCGGTACAGAAGTAGATTCGGCCCGTGCTCAGTCGATAACGCTCATCCATTTCCGGACTATTTCTGCGGCAACTACAACTGATATTGCTAATGGAGTCCTTACAGGCAACTACAAGGCAATTGGTGCAGGAATTGAGGCAGATACAGCACGACCGCTAACAGCCGCCAAGCAAAAGACACTTTCTCCTGCAACTACTGCAAATTCGGCTCGAACGCTTACCGTCACCAAGCCGATTATCAAGTCGCTAGGCGCTGTAACACAAGCTAATGCCGCTCAGACACTTACTTCGGCCCATCGACTCTCCCTCAGCACTGCTACCGAGACTGATTCTGCGGGCACGCTGAAGCGTCCTAAGCTGTCTCCTGCCTCTGAAACGGACACGGCGCGTCCACTTACCAAGACGACGAAGGTAACGCTACAAGCGGCTACAGAGTCGGATACAGCACGCCCAGCCAGTGTCACACATATTCATAGAGTCACACTGACTGTTGCCACTGAGAGCGATACCTCTAATCCGCTATCGGCTGGTCGATATCTCGGTCCAGGCGTAGAAACTAACCACTCTGTTGCGCTACGAGTGCCGAAACTTGGCACAACTAGTGAGACTAATGAGGCTCAAGCGCTATCGATTACTCACGTACATTCGATAAATATTGCACCCGCTGAGTCTTTCGAAACTGCTCTAACTAGTTTCGATCAGATCGATAAAACGGTTACACTTCACCTACCACAAAAGATTGTGTACTTCTAGTGGACATTAACCCCGCATCTGAGCTAAATACAGCGGTCGGTCAGTCTCGAATTGTCGAGTATTCAGAGCTAGACCTCGCTCGTCCACTGTTTTACGCCAAATCGGTAGCAATTCAGTTCGTTACCGAGGTTGATGAGGCCCAGCGACAGGCCCGCCTGTTCGAGTATTCGGAGCTAAACACCGCTATGGCCCTTACTTGGACCAAGGTGCCTGCTACGCCGGTAGAAATCGATGTAACTGTTGGCGGGTCGCGTCCGGTAGGCATTTTCGGACCCATTACGGGTACCGAATTTGAGGAAGAATTCGAGGTTAAGGCCCGATTTACCCGTGAATTCTCGATAGAGGTACCAGCAAGGCTGAGAGTTGTTCCTGCGGTTACTCAGTTCGAGGCATCGATTGCAGGAGAGGTTAAATTCACCCGAAATGTAGCATTTGCGTACCCAGGCACTCGGATGGTTGCGCTACACTATAGTCAAGTTTTACAAGAAGACCGTGAAATTCTAGAATTAATGGACTTAGGAATAATTTAAGGTGACTAAAGAAGAAGTACGGAACATGCAGCGCACCCTTAATGCGTTTACACACAAATATCTTAAGGGTGTTAATCCATTGATGGTGGATGGTGTACGAGGCCATGCGACTAACGTGCGTATCCTGCAAGTTAAGTATTACCTCGGTTATTCCAAGTATGTGAAGTCAAAGAAGCACCCGAATGGACGCGATGCGTCGTGGCGTCCACTCACGGTACGCCGTATAAGGCATCCTCGCTCCCGTAAGCATTCAAGCGTCGAGATGATTGCGGCCGGTATTTACCGCCGTCGCAAGCAGCATATCCGTTACAGGCAGCAGATCATTAAATCCCACGTAACTTCGGGTGTTACTCGCTACGATGGCGTACCTGTCGCTGCCTGGCTTGTGCCTTATTTAAACTATGCGAGGCGAAATGGTTGGCAAGGACGCCTAGTTTCTGGCTGGCGTGATCCAGCTTATTCTGAGTCTCTTTGTTATCGAATGTGCGGTGCTCCGACCTGTGCAGGCCGGTGTGCCGGTAGAACTTCTAATCATGCGGGTTCAGTTAAACCTCGTGGTGCCCTGGATGTATCCGATTACGCCCGTTTTGGGACGATTATGGCTAAGGCACCGCTTTCTCCGCATATTTTCAACGCGCTCGGATGGCGCGATCCAGTTCACTACAGCGCCAGTGGGCGCTAAACATAAAGGAGGGTAGATGAACGAGTTTCTATATGCACTAGTAGGCAAGCTCCCCGTATCGGTACAGCCGTATGCGAAGGCGCTTGTTCCGGTTGTGGTTGCTGCTGTAGCCATTGTTGTGCAGCTTGTTGAGACGGACACTTTTGACACGTCCGAACTTTGGACCGCTGTAAGCGCGGCTGTCCTAGTTATTCTCACCTATGCAGTGCCAAACCGTGGCTATGCCCCGGTACCAGAAGAAGAGTAAAGGATAAATAATGGGGATATTTTCTGTCCCACCGAGTAAAACTATATATGAATACAAAAAGGGCGATCCTGATGGTGTTGGAGTTGCGGCCCTTCAGGTCGCCCTCAACGAGACAGGCTATGAGCCTGAACTAGTTGTTGATGGTAATTTTGGTGACTCTACTGATGTCGCTGTAAAGCAGTATCAGCAGTCCAAAGGTCTATATGTGGATGGTGTTGCGGGTCTAAAGACGCAGACCAAGCTGGCTGACGGTTTTGGCCGTACCGCTAAAGCTCTTTATCAGCTTCCTAGCGGGCTTATCTATGGTTTAGTTGAGGCGGAGGCCGGGTTCCGTATCGGAGCCGTCAACTGGTCCCAGCCCGGAGGTGTAGATTGCGGTTATGTACAGCGCCGTGTCTATGGTCCCCCGTGGAACGAGGCCGAGGTTAAAAAGGCTTTTGACTCCGAGGTTCAGATCAATAAGTTTGCCGAGGATACTCGTAAGCGTTACGATGCCTTCACGGATAAGGCTAAATTCCCCGGCGTTCAGAATAAACCTAATCCGACTGAGTATGCATGGCGACTAGCGTGCCTGTACCATAACTGGCCCTACGCTGCGGAGCGCCTAGGTAAGGGCTTCCAGTTGAGCGATACTAAGCCGAGCGATCCATGGTGGCCAGAAGGAGTTACCTTCGATGACGGCCAGCCAGTTCTCACCTATCGTGATTGGGCAGCGTTTTATGCCATGGGGTCTAGTCTACATAGACATGAAGGGCGTGTAGTACGTTACGCCTTCGGTGTTCCGTCTTACAATTATGGCTAATAGAACTAAAGGCAAAAAGAAGTCAGCCGCAGCAAAGCGCGGTCATAAGAAAATAAACCATCGAAAGTCTGCTGCTGGTTCTCGTAAAGCCGCCTTTGCCCGGTGGGGTAAGAGGAGAAAGAAGAAGAAATGAGCGTAAATCTGCGGGACGGGTCTACTGTTGATGACCCCCGTTTAGGGCGACTTAAAGAATACGATGAACGCAGTAGATCGTTCAGCATTGCGCCCCTATTAAAAGAGGTTGAACTACGCTCCCCACGCACTCGCTACTGGCATGTGCCATACACGCTCGATCAGGGACAGACGAGTGCTTGCGTAGGGTTCTCATGGACCCACGAAGCTATGGCACAGCCAGTAATCGTTCCTAACCTTGATTATGATGATGGTCAGAGCGTTTACAACGCCGCTAAGAAGGTAGACGAGTGGGATGGCGAGGATTACGACGGCACTAGCGTACTCGCAGGCGCAAAGGTCATGCAAAGCCGGGGCTTCTTCATGGAGTACCGCTGGGCTTACACCATTGACGATCTAGTTCTCGCGCTTTCTCACCAGGGTCCGGTTGTGCTGGGTATTGAGTGGCGAGACAATATGTATGACCCTGACGACGATTTCTTCCTCAATATTGGTGGAGATACTGTCGGTGGCCATGCCATTCTTGCCTACGGAGTCGTCGTAGACTCGGAGGGGAAGCCCGAATATGTGCTTCTACACAATTCGTGGGGTCCAAGCTGGGGCCGCTACGGAAATGTCAAGGTTCGCATTGCGGATATGGAGCGGCTACTGCTGGAAGGTGGAGAGGCTTGCATACCAGTAGGAAGGCGCTATCCGTAATGAGTGCTGCTGATTCCTACTGGGAGGCTATTGAACTTGGTCGCCTACCGATTGCGCTAGTTATTGAGACTGAAGAAGGCGTAAGAGGAATCGCTACGGTAGTATTCGGTGCAGAGGTTACGGCCTCTAGTGATGTATCTAATCCAGATAAGAACATCATGGAACGCTGCAAGTCTATATGTAGGGCTACTCTCATTGCTAAGAAGCGTGTCGAGTCTGAGTTTGAGGGCGTAACTGTTGGGCCGGGTGCTTACTAATGTATGATGCTCCGGACCCGCAGGACGGCCGTGAATTCTGTCCATTTTGCAGCCAGTATTGCTATCGTATTGAGGTAGCAGGACACACGCAGTGTGATAACTGTAAGCAAGTTATCGAAACCTGCTGCGGCGGCTAGTATTATCTGATATCCTCTCGGCTGATGCCATTTGTCAGCTTCATAATCCCTACGCTGGGCCGGGATTCTCTCTGGGATACGCTTGAATCTCTAGGCAATCAGACCGATGATGATTGGGAGGCTCTCATTGTCTTAGACAACGGCAGTCTCCTAAGTGATAAGGCATTTACAGCCGTATCTGCTTACGGTAAGACCAGCCTATTAGTACCCGACATTAAGGGTTCAGCGGGTCTTCTACGTAATTACGGAATGGAGAAGGCTGATAGCGAGTGGGTCGCGTTTGTAGACGATGATGATACGTTGGACCCCCATTACGTAGAACATCTTAAACAGCATGTAGAAGACTACCCCTCAGCAGACATAATCCTATTTCGTATGCTACATCCTAAGTATGGGATACTGCCTCGGGAACAAATCCCCACAATTTCTCAAGGTTTGGTGGGCATTTCTTACGCATTACGCGCAAGGATTAAACCAAAATTCTTGAAGGAGGAGGTTGTAAGCGATACGGACACGACCAAGAATTTACATGAAGACATAGAATTACTACGCGAACTTCGTGACAAGGGCCACGAACTTTACATTTCAAGGCATGTTGATTACTTGGTAGGTACACATGATTAGTCTGCTTGTACCTACTAGAAAGCGCCGCAAGGAGTTCCTTCGCTTCTACAACTCAGCGATGGAGATGGCTGACAACCCGGAGGATGTGGAGGTCGTTGCGTATGTAGATGAGGACGACTCCACTTACAAGAACATCGATTTGCCTAGGCTAAAGTTCGTTAGTGGAGAGCGGGTAGTGCTCAGTGAGATGTGGAACATCTGCTGGAAGAACGCTACTGGACCTTATTTCGGACACATGGGAGATGACATTGTTTTTAAATCACGAGGATGGGACACGAATGTCAAAGAGGCTATTGATAAATACCCTGGGAAAATTGCTTTTGTATGGGGCGATGATATGGCTCCCACTGGTAGGCAGCAGGTTTTCGGTACTCATGGTTTTGTTCATAAGAATTGGACGGACGTTACTGGGCGTTTTGTTCCGCCCTATTTCGTTTCTGATTACAATGATACGTGGTTCAATGATGTGGCGGATAAGCTCGAAATTGGTGAGTATCTTCCGCAGGTAAAGACAGATCACATACACTACATATGGGGCAAGACCGGCCAGGATGAGACAACCCGCGACCGGCTCTACAGGCACCAGCAGGAAGACCCGGAAGGTCTGTACTACAGCCCCGAAATGGAGTGGGAACGCGATCAGGAGGCTTTTGCATTACGTATGGCTATAGAGAAGGCGACCGGCCAATCACCCAAGCTATCCATATTGATAGCAACCATTGTGGAGCGTGCCCCGCAGTTCAAGCAGTTAGTGGAGCGTACTCTCTGTCCACAAACTAAGGAATTTGAGAATCAGGTAGAGATACTTGCTTACTGGAATAACGGGGAGCAGCCGCTAGCGAACATCAGGCAGGCGTTGGTAGAAGAGGCTAGGGGCGAGTACATCTGCTTCATTGACGACGACGACATCGTGCCTCCGTATTACGTGGAGAAGATTCTCAAGGCCATCGAGAGCAAGCCTGATTATGTGGGCTGGCGAATGCAGGCCTATCTAAACGATAGACAGCTTAAGCCGACCTTCCACTCTCTTAAGTACGACAAGTGGGATGAAGATGGGCACGGTTTTTACCGCAACGTCAGCCACCTTAATCCCGTTCGCAAAGAGAAAGCGATGCTAGAAACCTTTAAGCCACGGAAAGGTCAGCCAGAAGATGTACAGTGGGCCAGAGCAATGAAGAAGTGGCTTCGCACTGAAGAGTACATCGAGGATGTCATGTATCACTACCGGCATAATCCTCGGGATAGTAAGTGGTTAGGAGGATGGAAGACGCTGGCTGAGGGAAAGCGTCCTGCCGTCAAGTGTGCTGCGTTTCGCTATCATCCCGACTGCCCGATGGCGTACAAACTTGAAATCAAACGAGCAGAGTTAGGATATACCGGACCAGGACCAGCCCCATGAATAAGAAATTTCTAATTACAGGTATTACTGGCACCGCAGGACAAGCCTTTGTTAAAGAGCTATATCCAGGGAACGAAATTGTAGGTATTGATCGTAATGAGAATCGGATAGCCTGGATGAAGTATTACTACCCGAACATTAAGATATACACGGGCGACTTCTCTGAGTACAGGTTCGAGGGTGACGAAAACCACATCCTGCATCTAGCTGCCATGAAGCACATAGATCAATGCGAGAAGAATCCGCGAGAAGCAGTTATCCAGAACGTAGTGAAGACTCATAAGTTGCTAGAAAATGCTTGTGACCAATTAGGTTACGATGAATATTTATTTACATATATGTCTACCGATAAAGCGTGTGATCCCGCATCTATTTATGGTTACACCAAGTATCTAGCGGAGAAGCTGGTGCTGGGATACAACTCGCACGTAGGTTCACCGGCTCGGGTAGTCCGCTCGGGTAATATCTACGGATCGAACGGCTCCGTCGTACCTCTCTGGCAGGAAGCAATAGCGAATAAGAAGCCGATCATGCTCACTGACGACAGTATGAAGCGGTACTTTATTACGCCGGAACATCTTGCCAGACAAGTAACCGAGGATGTCCTCTTCGCCACTTACGTGCCGCACGTATACATACCAGAAATGGACAAGCATGTGACTATGGGCGAAGTCCTAGACGATCTGTTGGCCGAGGCTGGATACGACCGAGACAACTATCCTGGCGGCATCATCGTGACTGGCCTACGCCCTGGCGAGAAGATGGAGGAGGCTCTGCACGCCCAATGAGCAGTCCCAGTAATATGTTAAATAGGTACAGGGCTACCTATGATTGGGCCGGTAATACTATCTCGCACAAGCTACGCTACCGCTTCCCGCAGGGAAAAAGTATCTTGGACGTAGGAGCAGGGTGGGGTAAGTATCGAGATTTGTTTCCAGACTACATAATGCATGCCTGCGAGGTTTGGTGGCCTTATGTGGTAGAGGAAATGCTCGATGCCCGCTATCAAAAAGTATTCTTACAAGATATTTGTGATCTAGCGGCGAGTGGTGAGCTTGAATATTACGATGCCATGATCTTTGGCGATGTGTTCGAACACATAGAGCGGCCGAGAGCGAAGCAATTGCTCAAAGATATTTGGGATAAATGCGAAGAGGCATACATTGTGGTGCCGTATATGTACGAGCAGGGGGAGGTAGACGGGAACCCGTTCGAGGCACACCAACAGGATGATCTAACCAAAGACCTTATGAAGAGAGAATACCCGCAACTTAAACTAGTGGACTCTGACGGAGCTAAAGGACTCTATATATTAAATAGATGAACGTAGGATTTATTGGATTAGGAAAATTGGGGCTGCCCGTAGCATATGCCATAGCTGCACATGGCCATCGGGTGTGCGGAACAGATGTGAACCCAGAGGTTCGTGAGTACATCGAGGGCCGCAAGAAGGTGCCCTACCAAGAAGAGCAGCTAGAGAAGTACATGGAAAAGGCCCAAGTCAATTGGCGTACAGACGTTACAGACGTTGTACATAGCAGCGACATAGTATTCGTAGCTGTACAGACGCCACATGAGCCAGAGTACGAGGGCACGACAAAACTCACGGAAGATCGGGCTGACTTCAACTATGAGTATCTAGAGAAGGCTGTACGTCAGGTACGCGAGGCGGCGGACGGACTAGGCAAGAAGATCACTCTAGTAACTATTTCTACCTGTCTACCGGGCACGTTCGAAAGCCGGATAAAGCCAGAACTTTCAAGCAATGTTCATTATGTGTACAATCCATTCTTCATTGCTATGGGCACGGTAATTCACGATTTCCTCCACCCTGAGTTCGTCTTGGTGGGCCGTGACGATATGGTGGATAGCAAGGGTGATGGCTATGAGAAGCTAGGTAATTTGTACTTCAACCTTAATCTCGGCCCGCTATTTGTCACTGACGTTCGTACCGCCGAGGGAATCAAGGTGTTCTACAACACGTTCATCACCGCTAAGACGGTGCTAGCCAATACCTACGGGGAAATGGCGCACAAGCTGAACATGAATGTAGACGATATCTATAAGGCACTGGGCATGGCTGGCGACAGAATTATCTCTACCAAATACCTGAAGGCTGGTATGGGCGACGGCGGCGGGTGTCATCCACGGGACAATATTGCACTCAGTTATCTTGCCAACAAGATTGGCATGAGCCACAATTTCTTTGACGATCTGATGATGGCTCGTCAGGACCACGCTGAGTGGCTAGCAGACTATTGCCTACAGTACGGTAAGCGTGTGCTGATCCTCGGCAAGGCTTTTAAGCCCGAAACAAATATCGAGACAGGCTCTCCCTCAGTACTGGTTGCTAATCTCCTAAAGGAGAAGGGCGCTAGTGTCTCCCACTATGAGGACCTTGATACGCTGGACTCTGGGCCGTTTGATGTAGTCTTGATCGGCACTCAGCATGAGCGGTACAAGGCCTACGAGTTTAAGCCTGGTATTACGGTGATTGACCCATTTAGGTATATACCTGACAAAAAGGGTGTCAATGTAATTAGGCTGGGCGAATGAGAGAGATATGGAAATGGTGCCCTGACTGCCGCGCTTGGAGCGTATCGCGTAAGTGCGTTGTATGCGCTAAGGATTTGAGAGAGGAGAAAAATGACAGCGATAGCAATAGTCCCGGTATACCTGCGTGACGGGTTCGATGCCTCACATGCAGCTAAGACTATCCAGGGCTTAATGAGTACCTTTCCAGGCAGGGTCTATGTAATTGATGACGGCTCTCCCAATCCAGATATAAGGGATGAATTTAGGGATTTTGTCATAAACCGTCGTGATGATTACATATTCACGTCTAAGGAAAACACCGGATTTGCTGACACCATAAACCTTGGGCTACGGATGGCTCGTAACCAAAAGAAGGACGCGGTATTAGTCAACGCAGATATCGAATTCATCCGTAAGGACTGGTTTGAGAAGATGGATGCCACCGATGCTGAAGTTGTTGGCGCTCGTCTGCTTTTCCCGAACGGGTTAATTCAGCATGCCGGAATTTATTTCAGCTTGATTGCACGACGCCCGGAGCATATTTTTCGCCTTGCTCCTGGCTCACTTAACATGGCGAGAAAGGAAAGAGTCTGTCCTGTAACGGGCGCTCTACAACTAATTAGATATGAGACACTCAAAAGCGTTGGCTTGTACGATGACAACTTTAGGCTGGGGTACGAAGACTTGGACTACTGTTTACGAGTCTTTCACTCTGGCGGCAAGTGCGTTTACCAACCGGAAGCGGTAGCGATTCACCACGAAGGACTTTTCCGTAGGAGAGAGGGAAAGGCTGCGGAATGGTTTGATGAGTCCTGGCTATACTTCGGCCAGAAGTGGGAAGGAAAAGACTTCACCGCTTACATGCCTACTCTGATTGGAGAAGATAAATGGGGCTAGATGAATTAGACGAACGTAGACGTAGGATAGAAGCTGATCCAGTAGCCTATCTCCGCTCGATTGGACGGGAAGTTTCTATGGAACTAGGAGATATCTCTACAGAGATTGATAAGAAGCTTAGGCCACATTGGGAGAAAGCTCTTAAGCGCGAGAGGGCTGAGAGGGCTACGCTGAGGCGGGTAGGATTTCCCTACAAATCTCCACTCAGGAAAGTTTGGCGCTGGTACGACGATGTAATGTGGATGCCAGAACCGCTAGATGAAGCCGTTTTCAACGTGATTGCCAAAACTATTTGTCTAGTACACAATCATACGCCGTACACAGAGATGGATAATAAAACTATTGTGTGTGCTATTTGTCGTAAAAAGTTAGGCGAACATGAGGCATAGTCCTAAATGTAAAGAATGTAACTGGATACTCTCTTTTGAGAAGGAAGAAGGCCAGTTAGGCTGGTATTGGATCGCTAAATGTCCTAACCCAAATTGCGGGGTAAAAATACATGAGCCTGAGTAGTGAAGATGTACTTTTCCTAGGCCGTACACATTCGGCTGTCTCTTGGTATAGGACAGGAAGCCCTGCTCTAACCCTTGGGTGTGACTGGAAGGGAGGTTACGGCCCTCCAAATGACTACACAATCCTTGCTGACCTTAGCCGTAACCCCTTCGAACCTCCGGAGTACGAAAAGTACAAAATTATTGTGCTGCAACAGGCGTTTGGGAAAGACTGGCAAGCGCAGATATATCGTTGGCGAGATAAAGGAATTAAAGTTCTATATGAAATCGATGACTACATTCATGGAGTCCACAAAATCCCAGGCCACGCTGGGGCTAAGGCTTTCTCAAAGTCTAGTCTCCCACTGTACGAGGCCTGTATGGTTGCCGCTGATGGGCTGCTTTGTTCGACGCAATTCTTAGCGGATAAGTATAGGAAATTCAATGAAAATTCTTGGATATGTCGTAACGGAGTTGAAGGATACCGTTACAAGGACTTGGAACTTCCTAAACGGGAAGGGATTCACGTAGGCTGGGCCGGTGGTGAAGGCCATCAGGGTAATGTTCTACCCTGGGTGCGCCAGCTAGAGCAATTAATGCTTGAAGATGAGCGGATTAACTTCTTCTGCGTAGGCTTAGACTTCGTAAAGGATATGAAGAAGGAAACTCAAGAACGGGCTGTACACATTCCCTTTGTGTTAATGGAGCTATTCCCTGGTGTGCTATGCAACTTTGATATAGCTCTAGCACCAGCAGGTAATAGCTTCTTTTATAGAGCTAAAAGCGATCTACGTTGGCTTGAGACAGGCGCTTTAGGTATTCCTCTCGTCGCCAGTCCAATTGTGTATCCAGATATTGGTGATGGTCGCACGGGTTTACACGTAGATGATCCACTAGAGGCTAAACATGCCGTCAAAACCCTCATCAATAACGAGGAATTGCGCCTAGAAATAGGCCATAATGTACGAGAGTATGTACTCAATAATCGGACAACTGAACATACATGCTCGGACTGGGAGACGGCTTTCCTCGCCGTCACGTAGAATTGCATTCAGTATGTGGTCACGCTATACGGTTGGCCAGCGGGAATTAATCCGCGAAAAGAATATTCAAAGAAAGGCTCCTAAACTTGTCTACACCACAGGAGAAGGGTCGCTTGTTCGAGAAGATATGGGGCAAGCTACTCGGAACAAAACCTCAGCCCGGATCAGGAAACAAGTGGTACGCCAAGCTTGACGTAGCCGATGCCCGGTTCTTGTGGAGCCTCAAGCATACGGAGAAGAAAAGTTTCTCGCTCACTCCTGCGTTAATGAAGGAAGTGGAAGAGGAAGTAACCGGAACTACCATTCCCGGTATCGCCGTAGATGTTGACGGACATCGTTTTGTAATACTAAATGCAGACGATTTTCTGCGCTTTTGTGAGAGTGGTGAGTATAAATACATCGTGCCCTCCCGCGCAGAACAGAAGCGTCAGCAGGCAAAAATCCCCACATTATTTAGAGAAGACTAATAAAAACGGTTACAATGTGAGTAACCAATGTGGGGTTACCGCAAGAAATCTCGCAGCAAACGTAAGAAGAAAAGGAGGCGGAAACGTGGCAAAAGGTGAGAAGCAACTCGTTCGTATGCAACGCATGCGTGCTGCTCGCAAGAAGCGTGCCCTCGGGCAGAACCGCTCGCTAATGAAGCTGGGTAAGGGTAAGAAGTAATGGCTTACCCAAAGAAGCGTGGAAGCGTACAGACTAATGTACGCAAGAAGGCTGAGAAGGCCCGTGTTAAGCATCGTAGTTCGCTTAAGCGTCTGGGTCAGAAGGGCAGCGGAAACTCCGTGCCCGGTCGTGCCGGTAATAAGGGAGTCTAAATGGCTACGCCCACCTTTCGGGCAGTTGGCACCGCAGTTTATACAGCCAACAGCGTAGTTACTCCTACTAACTTAACGCCAACTAAGAACGCCGCCACTCAGAATGGTGATCTAATGTTGTGTGTTACTGCATCACGCTCGAATACTGCGACCGTATCGACTCCTACCGGCTGGACATTGCTGACGGGTTTCCCCGTGACAAGTGCTACCGCCTCGGGTGGGAAGATTTATGTATTCTCTCGTATCGCTGACGGTACGGGCAACGATGCTCCGACCGTGACGTGGACTGGCCTAGCCACTGGTACTACTGGTGACTCTGCTAGCGCCAGGATTCTAGCGTGGTCGAACGCTATCACAACGCAAGCGGGTACAGTTCCGGCCGCTACAGATACAGCGGCTACTACCTCTTGGACGCTGCCAGGGATTACCACGACTAATCCAAATGCGCTTGCGGTAGGAATATCGGTAAAAATCAGTGACGTAGCGCAGACGACTACGGTTACCACCTTCACGGAACGTTCGGATGACGCGACTCAGACGGGTACGGGACACGTAACTCAAGTCTCAGAGAAGATTCAAACTACTACGGGTGCGACAGGATCGGGCACCGTAACTCCCTCCGATACAACTTCATCCCGAGTCCTGGCTGTAAGCCTTGCCTTGCGAGCAGCCGCAACTAGTGTGACAGCAGGAACACCTTCTACGGTTAATGCCGCGCAAGCGATTGATAGGGATAAGAAGGCTACCCTAGTTCGGCCCGTTCTGACTATGAGTGCGCTACCCCTATCGGTGCATGTAAATACGCCCACTGCACCCTTTGTTGAGCCACCTGTACGGGCCGCAAGTATGGCTTCTAATGGCCGCTTCAGAACCTCGCCCTCTAGAAGTATTCGAAGTACAGGCCGAGGCCGAAGTGGTTTAAGATAATTTTTTATCTAAAGTGGTACATAAAAAGCGCTAATATTTATATAAAGGAGGCTTTTTCGTGACTGTAGGCGGAATTATTCTAGCTATTCTAGTCGTCCTGCTTATTATCTATCTGGTCTAATGGCTCGTCGTCGCAGAAAGATTCGCATTAAGAAGTCGAATCGCGGCAAGCTACGCAGGACTACTAAGACAAAGAAGGGGAAGAAAATCCCCGTTTCTAAGTTGAGAAAACTTAAGAATTCTAAGAACCCTAAGACTCGGAAACGAGCTAACTTTGCATTGAATGCAAGGAAGTGGAAAAAGAAATGAAAGGTGGAGACATTATCTAATGGCAGATGAGAAAAAGGTTCCCGGTCCCGACCAGGACGAGGCGAACCAAACTGACGGTAATCAGCGAGATGAGGACGGCAACCTAGTTACACCGCCTGCGTCCGATCCTGATGGCCCTACCACTGACGCGCCCGGAGGCGATCCCTCGGTGAACCCAACTACGCCTCCTCCCGCGCCGCTACCTGAGCAGCCGTAAATAACCTGTAAACTACCTTGAGGTGATCCGACATTCCTCTTACGCCTGAACAGATAGCTATTTATCGCGGACATCCGACCGCGCCGGGACAGCGCGACGATAACCCATTGGCGATGGTTGCTGGGAGTCCTGATGTAAGGGACGGGATTCCCGGCATCCCTCGCGCCCGTCCTACCCCGGCGTCCCACGCCGATGCAGGCCCAGGTCCAACCCCTACGGGTCCGACCCAGCCTGGAACTGAATACGATGAGGGCAACGAACTTACGCCCGTTATTACAGAAATTATTAAGCGGTGGGGTTTAGATAAAACTGAGAATAAGCCCACGGTAGGCTTTTAATCCTGTAGAATAACGTAATGGCTAGTTCGAACACACCTGCTCCATACTTTTTCACGAAGAGGGGTAAGCGCCTAACCTTTAAGGCTGGCGACTTCAACCCCAATCAAGTAGTTACCTCTCCGGTAGTTGAGCGTATCCGTATTCGCAAGTCCAACGACCAGGGCCTAACTGGTTCGGTCCGGATTACGAATCCGCGTGCCTCCCAGTTTGGTCGTGCCAAGAAGACCGCTTCTATTGGCATGGGTCGTCTGGGTCAGACGGATAACAGCTAACCGCTGATTAATTGCTTGCTTTAGACACGGGGCCGCAAGGCCCTTGTTGTCGTTCTTAAATGCGAAAGGCCCGCTTTCGCAGACCTTCCGCTGAGGGAGGAGTGATGCAATGTCAGCGCTACGATTTTTCGTAGCACCTAGATATTAGCACACCCTAGTCGTCCTGGCCTCCCGGCATCCGGTACTCCCAGTAACGCATAGCTAGACATAGACCTGAATGGAATCCTGCAAACCATTCAGGAGCCTTCTCACCGAAAATGTCTACCACTTTGTCGGCAAGATCATCATAATCCACACCAAATGACTTGAACTCTTCTTCCGGCCCATCTCGATGCAGGCGATCTAGACTGTCTGCTACTACCTCTTCTACCTCTTCAAAACCCAGTAGGTCCATCACTTCTCCTTTTTATACTGCTTCATGTAAGGGTTATCGTCCCTGACTGGGTAGGTATCCGGCTCGTATCGCTCGCCCGGACCCTTAGCCTTGGGGAAGTAGCCCTCATTACACGGCTCACCATCTAGCTCAACTACAAGCATCATTCCTGGCAAGCCCTTATCAGTACATATGGGACAATACATGAAGGCACTCGCGCTCTTCGCCTTCACGTCCTTCTCAATGCGATACCCACAATCGAAGCACCGCATCTTGGCGGGCTTCCTTTCCGCGTCAACCATCATCCTCCTTTTCCCTGTCCGTCCGAAACCTTCGCGGGGGAATTGAACCCCCTGAGTGGACCACACTCACCATTTCGAAGGCCACACTACGGTAAGGCGCAAACCGACTTAGGAACATAGTCAATAGTAGTGTTATGCCGGTCGTTGTCGTTTAAGCTGCGTGCGCTGGCCACACCAGGCATAGCCCTTAACCGTCTATGTGTACATGGGGCGAGAAGGACTCGAACCTTCGCGCTTCGGATTAAAAGTCCGCCGCTCTGCCGACTGAGCTACCGCCCCG